CACAGATAGTAATACTTTCTCCTTGGTAAATCAGATTAGTATCACGAGGTTCTCCATTTGCATCCATATATTGTGCACTAAACGCTGAGTTTAATTGGCTTCCATATATGTCTTCACCGTATTCATTGATTCCGTCTGTGTTTTTTATACTATACTTTTTTAATGTAGTTTGTGGTCTTGTTTTTGCATAATCTCTAACATCACCAGTTACTATCTTAAATGAATTCTTTTTTTGTGCTACTTTAAATGAATCATATTCTCCTCCATTTATTGTTTGTAACACATCAAACTCATCTCTATATTCGAATGATGCAATATCAGACCAAATATACCATATTTTTGCTTCTGTATTGCTTTCAAATGTACAACTACCATCATCTTCATTTGCCTTAGGGTTATAGTTTGTAGCTTTTGGATTAGTACACCCTTTTATAACTATTGTATCTCTATACTCACAAGTACCATCATTAACTGTTGCTGCCTCATTAAAATTAAGTGCTTTTGGGTCTGTACAACCCTTGACCTCATTTGCAGGTACGGTTGTATCATAAATATTATCTGATGTTGAACTTTTTAATATTTGTTTTACCTTATCTAAAGTTATTTGTTCTTCCTTAGTAAGTACACTATTATCTTGAATAGTTCTTTTTGGTAAATTAAAATCAATTGAATTAATTAGAGCAGTAATTGTATCTTGTTTTAATTTTTTAACTGATAATTCTATACAATCTTGTTCTTCGGTTGGTTTACCATAATTAATATCATTTATATTCCAAACTCTTCTGTTTGCGTAATACTTCATTGATTCGATTAATTTTGTTTCAATTTGGTACATAAAGATATCAAAATTTTGAATTTTAAATTCTTGTTTTATTTTATTGATATAGTTTTTACCATCACTCTCAGTTCCTTTTGAAAGTAAAAATTTTGTTATGATTTTTTCTATATCAAAACTTTCTATAAATTTTTCAATATGATAAATTACATCATCTCTAAAAGTATCACCTTCTGTAAAAACACTATATCTTTTTTCTAAATCTTTATTTTCTTCTTTTGCTCTAATTGGTAAAACTCTAATTTCAGTCCTTGATGGTGCAATTTCATGTATCCATAATTTATTAGAATCAAGAAGTTCTTCTCCTAATCTACGATTTAAAAGAGTAACTTGTGTTTTAAAAATACCATTATTATATCCAGCCTCTTTTATTAGAGCTTCTAAATCTACCACAAATTCCGGCACATCTCCTATTTTTTTAGTAAGAATGTTATCCGATATTAAAAAATATTTAGAAATATTTGCATCATCTAAATGAATATATCTTACAAGATTACCAGTATCACCTTGTGGTAACTTATTATCACTCACATCATAAAGTATAAACTCAATCATATCGGCACACCCAAGACCAAAGTTAGCCTTTGATATTTCTTTTTGAAATATTTTTCTATCTTCTTGTTCTACAAGATAACCCTTTCTTCCCTCTATGTCTTTAAAATCTTTTATTGCCATTAGTTTCCGTCGCCGCCTTTTCTAAGTTTTCTATAAAATATACCTTTTAAGTTATAAGTATCTTGACCAATAGTTAGTGTAATATCATCTGTAAATTCTCTTCTTCTACCTTTAGGGGAATTCACTGCTCTAACTTTCACCGCATCTATTTCAACCTTACCAGGTGTTTCACCACTTCTTGGTGGTATTGTACCATTACTTTTTGAAAAACCTAACCATGGTGTTCCATGACCACCTTGTCCTGCTACTACTGAAATAGACCATGTAGTTTCTGCTTCTTCACTAAAGTTATATAATTCAAGTGAATCTAAACCACTCCAACCTGAACCTCCTCTGTTACTTCTAAAATGAATTTGTCTAGTTTCAAATAAACTCGGGTCTTGATGTGGTTCGGGTACTTTCCAACCAGTATCTCCTTTTTGGTCATATGAATTATCAGGTCCACTTAGGTTTGCTCTTATTGCTGTTTCCTCTTGTGCTGCTTCTTCTTGTTCTTCTATTCTAATTAAAGTTTCTTTTTGTGCCTGTAATCCTCGTACTTGTGCTTCTAATGATACTCTCTCTATTGCTTCCTTAGTACCTTTAATAATTGCTTGTTGGAAATCACTTAATAGTGTAATGTATCTATTGTTTGCTGCTTGTAATTGGTTTTCTGCTGCTGCTTGTTGTAATTTTGCAGAATCAACTTCTACTTTTAATTGTTCAACAACTCCATTTAATCTTTCAATTTCTGCAAGTGCAGTATTAAGTTGTTTTCTTAAATCAGCTATTTGTGCCAGAGCATCTTCATATTTTTTTCGTAAATCATCATATTTTGATTTAAGTATATATGGTCCTCTTTTGGGTTTCTTTTTTTTAATTAACTCATCAACCTTAACATCTACTGCCTTTTTTAATTCTTCTTCATTATATTTTGGTTTCTCTACATAACCAGTAGATTCACCACTAAAAGAAGTTTGTTCTATATTTGGTGTAATATCAACCTCATTAAGTTCTGATTTAAACTTTGGGTTTTGATTTTTTGCTTTAATTACTACATCACCAAATGGTTTTTGTTCTTCTATATTCTTGGGCCTGATTTCTTTTCCATCTAGTTTTTGCACAAGAATTTTACCAGAAGTAGTTCTTCTCTCTACCTTGGAACCTTTTTGTGCAAGTTCGTTGATTCTAAATTTATCAGTTAATGCCATCTTATTTTTCCACAGTAAAAGTTAAATCTTTATCTACAAAGTATTCAACTACACCATCTCTATCTATTTTAATTTCTAAATAATAATCTCTATTATATTCCCAATTTGTTAAATTAAGTTTAAAATAATTTCCATTTGAATCACAAGATAATTTTGTATAATCTCCAAAAGGCACAACTACGTCCTCCGTAACTATATCTTTAACTTGATAATAACTTGAAGTTGGTAAATAATAAACATCTGTATAAGCATATTCATTTGCATAAGTTTTAAGTGGGTATTTTTCTCTACCGAAAACTCTAATTTCTGGTTTGCTTCCAACTTTATATCTAGTTTTTAATCTTTTAAAAGTAACATGAATATCATCAGATGTAAGTTCTGTTAGTGAACCAGTTATAAAACTAGAATCATCCCATCCAATTCTTAATTTCGGTTGATATATAGTATTTGTTTCTTTTGAAAAGAATTTTAATTGTCCATAATCAATCGTATCGTTTTCTTTAGCAGAATCATGTTTTAATATAAATCCTTCGTTTGGTAAATCTCCCTCAACCCATGATGATATTGATTGAGATACATCCATTGAAATATCAGTTGATTCGTAATTAAATAATTGACTTGCGGAAGAACCAGTGTACCATACCCCACCTTTACCATTATATGAACCTGAACTTTCTAATGATGCCGAACCAATTATCCAAGAAGTAGATGTTTTTCTACTATTCCAAGATACTCCATCGGTTGAAATCTTATCAAATCGTGTTCCAATACCCATATCCCATGATTGCGATATAGGATATGCATAAATTGTATATTCATTTGGTATTTCAGTTCCTACACAATGTGTTAAAAGCATTTCTGCAGAACTCATTGTTATTTCTCCACTTGCAATAGATTCAGATAGTGGTGCTGTATCAAATTTAATTAAAGAACGAGCAATATCTTTAAGATTACCATAATAAATTTTAGATATTTCCAATATCTCATCTCTACCAGTATTTTGACCTGGTTGTTGAAGATAAATTGTTGAATCTTTGGATGCTGTTACAAAATAATACATTATACTACTCTCCCTCTTATATCTTTATTTGGAAACTTAACTTCAAATATCGATGGGTCTAAAGATGGATAAACTATCTTACCTTTAGTTGCATCTATTATGTTATATGAATTTTGTGAATAGTTTCCTAAACATTTGTTAACGATTTCACACTTTGGTACAGATTGAACTCCCTCTACACCTGCTATTAATAACTCTACCTCAGAAATATTAATTGGCATATTAAATGCCCATTTATCAATATTGAAATAATTTTGTATTTCTATCTGAGTTCTTGTAAGTACTTGTCTTTTATTATACCCATTGTAAACTTTTATTTCAAATTCAACACCAATGTTAATAATAAATCCATTTAAAATATTAATACCATCTGTTAACATTCTATATTCACTTATATATGTTTTTAAATTTTCTTTAATAGCTTGATTTAATGTTGAAAGATTTTTATCTGAATTATATCCTAAAACATATAAGTTAATTGCAAATGGGTTATTTTTTTCAGTTATGTTTTTCTTTTTACTACCAAGATATTTTACAACTCTATTTTTAATTTCTTGCTGAGATGAATCTGAATCTTTTAATTGTTCTACCAATCCTACAAATTCTTCTAAAGAATTTTTATCTGTAAGAATAGAAGAAGGTGAGTTGTTATCAAGTTCACCATCTGGTGCACAATATGCTTTAGCAATTCCACCATACTTTGCAGGTAATGAAAGTGCTCTTACTTGGTAATCTTTTCTTGTTACTGCTCTATTTTGTGAACCAAAATTAGCTAATGCGTTTTGTTTAATTTCATCGGATGTATCTGCACCCTTACCACCTGTACCAGCTTCCTCGTTATCACATGCTACTGAATTTTTACATTGTTGTAGTAAACGTCTTTCTGCATCTGTTGTAAAGGTTTCTCTATCATCTTGAAAAGTTATTCTATCTAGTTGTACCAATTCTCCAACACCAACATTAGAACCAACTCCACCACCTATAATATAATCAATTGTAAATTCACCAGTTGGTGCCTGTCCGTATGATGTTGTTTTTAAAAAATTTGATGGGTCAAAAGATGCACCTAAATTATCAATTGAAGATTTTAATCCTAAACCAACATTTTTAAAGTTTGGAATTAATTGCTCATCTGATGAAGTTGAGTTTCCTGCACCAAATACAAGAGTTGTTGTATTATCTGCATTTACTTTTGTTGTAAATCTTCTCGTTGTTTTTAAAGTTTTTAAAATACTTGGTACCGATTCTTTAAATTGTGCTAACTCTTTATCTGTTGTATCACTTGTTGCGTAGTCAGAAAAAACCATTTCTTGTGCTAGGTAAGGAACATGATACCATTTATTTCCATTGGAATCTCTTACATCTACAATATCTATTATATTATTTTCAACTAAAGGTATTTTAGAAAATTGAGAAGGAGATGAACCAAAATTATGAGTTACACTTACCAATTGACCTGATATTGCATTTACATATTTTTTAATTAAATAAAGAGTTGGTTCTCCATCATCATCCGTTCTATAAATTGAAACTTCTCTATCATCCTCAGATGCAAAATCTACCATTTCAGTACTTCTAAATTGTTGTCCTTGAGTTGTGGCAGTTACTGTCATTCCTTCTGGTATTCTTAAATAATATCTATCATCGGGTCTAACTTCGGTTGTACCTGCACCAATGACTGGAACTGTTTGATATACACTCAATTTAACAATCGCTGGAGAGGTTACTTTTGGTTTATAACCCAAGTACTCGGCCAGTGCAATTATGTTCTCTCTATCTTCTGCTGTTGTTATTAACGATTCTTTTAAAGTATCATCTGTATAATATGAAAGTACATCTCCAAGATATGATGCCATTTCTATAAACATCATTCCAGGTGATGCTTCATTAAAATCTGAATAGGTTGTTGGGAAATAAGTTTTTGCGTACTCAATTAGATTTTGTCTAAATTGAGAAAAATCTTTATTAAGATACTTAATATCTCTACCACTATTTGGATTTCTATTTATACTATTTAATGCCATGTTTTATTATCCCTCAACTAAAAATGTTATTTCTTGTGGTTCATATACATTACCAACTGTAAATTGTACTTTCATTTCTGCAGTATATCTATCTTTCATTTCATCAGTCATATTTACATCTATGGTATCTATGTTTATATATGGTAACCAAAAGTTTACACTATCTGTTATATTTTCTTGTAATCTTGATTCAAGGTCATTAGTTGATTGTTCAAATAATAACTCATGAATACCAGAACCAAAATTTGGTTGAAATATTCTTTCTCCCTTTCTTGTTAAAAGTAAATTTCTTAAATTACTTTTTGCCTGCTCGAATGAACTAAACGCTTGAGAAAAATAACCAGTATTACCTCGTTGTACTGGTAAGGTGATACCATATGCCTGATTTGAAAACTCCTCAGTATCGGTTACTACTTTTTTATCAAGAATATAAGCCATTGTTTACTCCCTATCTAGTTTTAAACTTTTTTACAAGTTCAGAATTATCTCTATTTAATATTTTATCAAGACCAGGTAATCCTGTTTGTACTCCAAGACCTGTTTTATTTTGTCTTGTTGTAACCTCACCATATCCCATTTTATGAGCCATCTGAGTTCTCAATCCTCCAACTCCAGCTCCAGCTCCTTGAGAAGTAAACTCAACAGTTTTATCCATACTCTCTTGAATTGGTTGTTGTTGTGGTAGATTATCTAATACTGATTTACCTCCACCTGGTGTTGAACTTCTCTGTGCCTTTGAAAAGGGTTTTGTATTATTTAAAACCTCATTCAATATTGGATTGTTTGAAAGTTTTTTTGTTGGTGCTTGTCTTTGTTCCTCAAGTGCAAGTTCTGCTTGTTCAAATGGGTCTATCACATTCTCTACAACTACTTGCGGAGAGGGAACGCTGACTACACCTCCCTTCATCTCTGCTAATCTTTTATTTACTTCCTCTGCCAATATCTTTGGAAAAGTTTTCGATAAAAAACGTTCTTGTTGTTTGGCAGTTTCTACCTCAACAAGAGTCTTTATTACTTTTATTAATTGTTTGTTGTTCATTTTAAATTGTGTTTGTCTGAATATAAATATATTAGTATTAATTTTATGGTTATACGCAATCGGGTGGATTTACAAAACCTATAATATTTCCTTTACTCCATTTGGCTACTTTTCGATAACATCCACCCCCATTATCAGCAAAAGCTGCACCACCACTTGTGTTTCCTTCTATGGTTCCAACACCAATACCTGGAATAATACTTTCTACAATACCAATGTGAACAGCTCCTGGCTTTCGTCCACCTCTATATAAAATAGCAGCACCCTCTTTTGGTATTGAAGAAAAATAACCGTTTTCTCTACCCCACTCTAACCAACGATTACATAAGGCAGGACCACCTGTTGAATTATAAGTAGGTAATGATAATCCCGCATCTTTCCACCATTGACTTGTTGCTCCTGCACACCAAAAATATCCTTTACCTGTTCTTTGTACATTTCCTTCATTATCCAATCCAGTCGTGTTTACCATTTCATCAATTCTACCAGAGGCATTTCTTTGTTCTCCTGGCCCAAACCCACCATAGTTTCTGTTTTTATATTCACATATTCCAATATCACCTCTTGCAATTTCTACAACCCTTCTTCCACTTTCACATTTAAACTCATCTGGTTGTAGTGCATCAATTTGTTTAAGTTCTTCTTCGGACAAATAAACAGGAGTAGAATCATGTGCTTTTGTTGATATTAATTGTGTTACTCTTTTAGTAAATTCTTCTGCAACTTGTTTTGCTTGTTCTGGTTGTGCATCATCATTAATAATAGTTTGTGCACTTTCCTTTTCTTGTTTATATAATGTAATTTCTTTTTCAGTTAAGGTATCTGATGTATCGGTAACTTGTGTGTTTATTATTTCCTCAACTATTTGTATTAAATTCACAGGTGATTTGGTTGAAGGTGAAATTGTATAACCTTGTGAAAATAAAAAACCAGGTGCAGGTGGTGTTACAGGACCTGGATATATTGATAATGTAAAATAAATAAAATTTAAACTTGTTAAATGTATTAACATAGCACTTATAAGATTATCTAAAAATATATCACTATCATCAGTTGGTTCGTTTAAACAAACCAACTGATGA